TGGGATAAAGGTATTATCTTTCATAACGAAGCAATATCTGGAGCAAATGGGGCGACAGGAACAGGAACTGCAATAGCTCTTGCAACGGGCCATACAATATCATGGTTTAATAATTCAAATAATCAAGTATGCAATATCTATGCCGTAGCAGGTCTTACAAGTGCCCAAGGCCAGAGCATGATATTTGAATCCGATGGTATCCATTTTACAAATTCCACCGATGGTACCACTCAGTTCCAAATTGAGAACACACCATATTCGGCAAATAACATTGCGATTATTAGTAATGTTACTACAGGCGCACCGACATTAGCTGCTGTGGGTAGCGATACAAATATCAATATTAAAGTCCAGCCTAAAGGTACAGGTGTATTTCAAGTAACATATGGATCAACTGTAGCTACAACACCTTCTAATTTTGTAGCATCAAGAAGATTAGCATTTATGGATGGCAACGGGGTGCTATGGTATATCCCAATCTCAACAACGACATGGTAAAGGAAGTATAAATGAAACGAAATTTAAATGAAATGATTTTGACACTAGATGGTGTCCCGTTCGATGACAACTCGACATTAAAGACAATATGCTTTTCGGCAGTTACAAGCCCGCACAGATCAGATGAAAATAGCACTGTTGAACAAAAAATGAAATTATATTCGTTAGCAATAAAAATCAATACGGGTGGAGTAGTCGATTTTACTGCGGAAGAAATAAGTGTATTAAAAGAGCGTATCGGAAAACTATTTGGTCATGTTATAGTTATTGGACGGGCTTTTGAACTTCTCGAAAAAGACTATATCGAGGTGCAAAATGAGCCATTACCAACTATTGCTTGAATGTATACAAAGCGGTCAATTATCTGCCGAACAAATCAGTTTACATATGAAAGATGAAGTATTTGCAGCGTGGTATAGGAAGCAAACAGGCAAATAAGGTAACTAATGGATCACTTAAAACACTTAATCGACGCGGCGGCAGTTTTGGCAATTCTTGCTAACATATTCGCCACTCTTCAGGAGCTATAACACTATGTCAACCCCGCAAGAACACGCCACAGCTGCAGGTGCAATTGGGACGGGACTGCTTACCTTCTTCCATATTCTCCCAGAAGTATTAGGTTGCATTCTGTCAGTCTGTGGCATCATTTGGTATGTGATCCAGATCAGGTACGCATATCTGGAACGTAAGGAACATAGAACCACACAAGAGCAGAGAGCTGGGAGGGATGTACCATGACACAGACTTATGATGATGCTTTTAACGACCTTCACTTGGAAGAGGGGGGGTACAGCAATGACCCCAACGATCCAGGTGGAGAAACGATGTATGGTATTACGAAACGTGTGGCTGTTGCTCATGGGTATTCAGGTGATCTGCATGATCTGCCATTGGCTGCAGCAAAGGCCATCGCCAAGGGGGCATATTGGGATGTTTTTTCTTGTGACAAACTTCCTTATGCTATTGCCTTTCAGGTTTTTGATACTGCTTACAATGGTGGCCATCCTATACAGTGGTTACAAGAGGCAGTTGGGGCAAAAGTTGATGGGGTTATTGGGGCAGCAACCTTGGGGGCTGTGGCTGGTACTGATGTTTGGAAAGTACTAGCATTGTTTAATGCAAATCGACTGGAATACCTGGCGTCGTTGAAGCAACCAAGTTATGGGGATGGACGGATGAACCGCATTGCAGCAAACTTACGAAAAGGACTGGGGGTTTGATATGGGATTGGATGCAACAGGAGTTGGGGAAGCAGTCACAGGGGTGAAGGATATCCTGGGAATGTTCTTTCCGGATAAGACTGAACAAGAGAAAGATCGAATGGCGCAGGCACTGCAACTCTGGCAAGGGCAACAGGATCTGGCGAAGGCACAGATTGCAGCTAATACGGCAGAAGCCGCTCAACCAGGGATGCACTTTCGGGACGGAGCTGGCTGGGTTTGTGTTGTCGGGCTAGGGGTGACAGTACTGAAGCCACTCATTGAATGGGTGTCAGCAGTTGTAGGGCATGCACTTGTGCTGCCGCCTGTTGATACGAGCACAACTAGCTTGATGCTTACATCATTACTGGGGCTGGGGGGGTTACATGCAGTCCCAGGAATTATAAATTCCGTTAAAGGGAATTAAGGTGCGCAGCCCTTTCGCTGTGCTTGATTGGCTCTTGGGGAAGTTCCACCCAAGGGTCGCTGTGGTGAGCGCAACCGGAACCACAACTGGAACCGCAACTGGAACCATACTACCAACCAAAGAAGGAGTGATCTTGTTACATACCGAAGCGCTTGCACTGCAAGCAAAGTTACATGCCGCTGCACAAGACTTACTGACAAAGGCAGCACAGATTGCAACGACTGTGTCGCAGGTGGTGTCGGAAGGTCGGAGTGCACTGACCGAAGAGGAAGCGAAACTGATAGCATCGTTTGATGCAAAAGCGGCTTGGATTGAGAAGATGAAAGCCGCGTTGGAATCACTGTAAAGGGGAAGGTCTGGAAGGAATAACTCCGGCGAATTACGATGGTGTAATTCGCCGGAGTTATGTTATCAGTACATGAATGGTTTGGGGGGCACCATCAATCGGGTGTCACATTGGTATTGCCGGAAAATTTGAACGTCATCACGGCGGAATCTACCCCATTACCGCACCTATCCACAATCACCCCATGAGGTAGAGCTACTCACAATCCCCACCGGAATCACCAGCGGCTCTGGGTAAGGTATTGCAATATTAGCTTCCTCTACAATCCTCCGCAGTGCCCAATCCCCATGCAAGGAATCAAACTGACCTGCCAAGCTATCATGCACCTGGAGAAGGATTTCTACTTCTTTCAGGTTCCGGTCGATGTTCACGTAGGCGCGGTTTATGAGACAAGCTACTGTGGACTGTGGGATCCATGCAACAGCTTGGTTGAAAATTGTACCTTCGATCTTGTCGAAGAAGTAGTTGCGGTATCCGAAGGCATTCTCAACATAGCGACGGCCAGAGACTTGGCGTTTGATATCATCCTGCCACTTTTTAATTTCTGGGCATAAACCGAAGTACCATTTCTGGATACGCTCCGTTTCTAAGACATTCAGACCAATACGAGGAGCAATCCCATCTGCCGTCCCCAAGTAGTTCGTCCCATGGCACAGGGATTTGAACATCGCATATTCTCGTGGATGTGAGTGCTTCGTCATTGAAGGGTTCCGATAGTATTCCTTCATCACTTCGATATAAGGTTTCCTCCCAGCCTTGAAGTTTTCTTTCATCCATTTGCAGTCGCTTTCCCAAGTCACTATTCGGAGATCAGCACTGTCCAAGTCGATATCGAAGAATGTGTGCCCAGGGTCTGGAATGAATATCTTGCGCACATTTGGGAGGTCGAGACCATCATCTTCGACCTCCCCTCCCTTAGGAATGTTTTGCATGTTCAAGCCAGTTCCAAAGGCGTTCTTGGCAGAGCTGAATCGGTATGTTTCCGTACCACATACATTAAAGCTTGTTCTGAGTCTTCTGTCAATATCCAAGGGAGCGGTGATGAATGTTGAGTGGAATACCCCCAAGGAACGGAGTTCGGATATACGTTTGATAAGAGGGTGGAGGATAGGTTCCCGCGCAGCGATGGTGCGAAGGGCTTCGTCATTGCATGTTACGCTGTACCCAGCGCCGGAGCGATGTTTGATTTCCTTCTGTCCCATCTGACGATAGAAAAAATCAGCCATCTGCTTTGACGAGCGGATATTCAGGGGCTGTTCGAGGACTTCGAGGATCCAGGCTTCGCGTATGGCAATTTCTCTCTGGAGTTCCTCAGAGAAAGCTTCCCTCCCCTTGAGGTCTACTCGAATACCTTTAATCATGGTATTGAGTACGATCGGTGCGAGCTGTTGCTGGAACTCATTTACAGCGCGGAGCCCCATCTTGTCAACAACGACTTGGAGGACAGTTTCGATCGCAAGGGTACGAACAGCATCAGTACAGTTATATATCCAGTATTTATCCTCACCTTCCCCTTTCGGGCCTGTTGTCCAGTTGGTGCGGTCATCTTTCCAGTAGAGGTGGTCATCCAAGTACATGCTGGAAAGGAACGCTAGGTTCTTTGGCAAGTTGGAGAAGCAAGAATGCTGGAGAATCATGGTGTCGATTACGGAGGGGCAGAGGAAATGCCAGTGGCGGTAGATGTACTGTGCATCGTAGTTCCAATTCTGCCCTATGACAGTTGTTATGGAGAGAAGCTTGCACATTAGCTGCACGAGTTCGGCTTCTTCTTCCAGAGTCCAATAGCCTTCAGCAGAGTGCTGACACATTAGTGGGATGCAGATGGAATCAGTGGGAGTCCATGCGAAGGCGATACAGGCGATGTGACCTGCGCGGGTTTCAATATCCGCCCCTATCTTCAACGAATCGCCTGTTGCGCGTGAGGCAAGAAGGGCTTTGTCAATGAGGAAGTTCAGGGTCTCCAGTGCTTTCCCATAACTAGGGCGAGTTACGAAAGAGTAATTCGGCCGAGAAATTACAGGTGTTTTACTTTCCCTGACAACCCGTTTCAGATCATGTACAATCAATGGGCGCTGTGACCACTGTTTCTGTACCACGGTTGGGGACAGCGTTGGGATGATTTTTAACCCAGGGATCAAGGTGGACTCCATGATGCTGCTGCGCCAGTTAGTCACCCCCCATTCACCTGTAAGGGCCCAAAGAGCGAGATTCCCCATAGCACATACCACATTGGGCTTTAGGCGGAGGATATCCAATCGGAGCTGCTCAATACCGGCGACAACAGAGGGGAGGACGTGCTTGCCTTGGAACAGAATGTGCTTGGGAGTTATGTCCATCTTGCGTCCAGCTATCAATCCCTCAACACGACCGCCTGGGGCACGGTCTGGGTGAGTAAGCCCCATAGAAACCCTTGCGCGAGATAGCCCAACTTCCCCCAGCATCTTGTCAAGCTCGATCTGGCGGGAGAAAGGTGTGTTAGAGACTATATCCATCTCAGAGGCAAAGTCTCCGACAAGAAGGATACTGGAATTTGGTACGAAGTGAGTAGGGATCATTTTGAAGTCTCTTCCGCAATTAGAATTTCCCGGTAATGCTGAGCTTTTTTCAAGTCCTCAACCCCATTTTTCAGCTTATAGCGAACTATATACTTAATAATGTTACCCACCAAATAACTTAAGCCATTCCGATGGATGAACTCAATTGGCTGTATCGGAAAGTCTTTATAGTGGTTACCACCAACTTGTGTTTTTAGTTGATCAGTCATTATTTCCCCTGAAGCATTGCTTGAAGTTCATTTGTCAGGCCATCACTTGCTGCAGCACTATCCAGTTGCTGAATTCTTTTGTAGCACAGTGCAAAGTATTCTGGGTTCATTTCAATTCCGGTAGCTTTAACTTTAAAGTTATGGGCAGCAGGGAATATAGTTCCACTGCCAGCAAAACTATCAAGCACGCTATCGCCAGGCCTAACGCTACGTCGCAAGAGGTCTTCAAAAAGTGCCACCGGTTTTTGCGCGCCGTGCAGAAGACCAGCATCGGCAACAGTGCTGATAACATCAGGGTAAATTGCTGTAGTCTTTTTATGACCTTTGATTGCATACAGGATTGTTTCATATTGGCGTCGAGGGCCTTCATCAGGGAGTGGGACACGACCGGAGCCTGGTTTAGTGCAGATAAATGGGGTGCGGAAAACATACCAACCAGCATCCTGCATCATCTTCTTGAGTTCATGGAAGTTATCCAAGTCACAAAACACATAGGCATGGGCTTCTCGTTTTGCGACTGCGTAGGCGAGAGCGCACCATTGCCCCATCAGGGATTTCCAACTGACGTAATCATCCTTGTAGTGGTGTTCGTTATTGGCAAGTCGGCCACCGCCACCATCACCGAACTGATCTGCCCCCATACCATAAGGGGGGTCGGTAAGGATTACATCAAACTGCTCTGGGGAGGTGGTAGCCATCCATAGCAAGCAGTTTGTATTGAGAGCTTGATGGGCGGACTGGGTAAAGGTCTTCCCAACGGTAGCTGCTAGTTCAATATTTTTAGCTGTGTTTTCGTGTCTTTTGAGGATTTTGAAGGCTTCTTCCGTACTCTTAGCCTTCATTACTTCAGGATTGTGGAGGTGTTGTGCGACAATAATGTCTTTCCTGACCGCTTCATGGTAGGAGCCATCAGAACGACCTTTGGCTTCCATTGCGGTGTCAGCGATGGTATGGATACGACCTTCGGACTGGGCTTGTCGGCTACGAAGTGAGTGGAGTTTGGACATGGCGGCAGCGTTTTCTTGCCATGTTAAATCCTTTCGTTGCAGGTTCTCTTCCAGCTCAGCTTCCTCTGCTTCAAGTGGCGTGAGCTGTCCGAGAGTAACATACGGGATATGGTCTTTGGGAACCATCTGGTTGTTATACTTCAGAGCACCTGTGAGCATCCAGATATCTCGCACTGTTCGATAGCGGCGTTCTCCAGCAACTAGGACTAGACCTTCAGGGGATTCCCTCACGACGATGGCGTGGAGCAAGCCTTTGGCTTCAATCGTACTGCGTAAAGATTCCATAGCTTCTGCATCGAAATCTTTACGCTGCCTGTCGCCAGTGATAAGGATAGAATCAATGTGAATAGTTTGCATTTTCTGGGCTTTCTGTTAGTGATTGGGAGGGCGAAAACCTACCGCCACGGCGATATTGTGGGTAGGGGTAGGGTAGAGTATAGGGGGGATAGCGAGAGCCACCACGGAGGTGCGGGGCTGGGGTAGAGCGGATACCTGTTATAGCATGGGTACTGGAATGGGTACTGGTAGAGGCAATCATAGCTTCAGCTCGGTCAAATGACGTTCGGGCAAGAGAAAAAAGGTCAGAGCGATGTGTTGCTCTGACCTTCGTGGTGCGTAGTACAGGTTACAAGGCAGGGAGCAAATTACAACTTGGCAACGTTCTTGATCTCAGCAAAAACATCATCATCAGTTGGGCGGTGGGTCACAGCGACTTTAGCAAACAGTCCTGGGAGCATTGTGAAACTGAATGGCTCATGGGCTGAGTTCTTCCCTACTGCTTCCCGTAAGCGGCCAAGGTTGATATTTTTCCCTTTGGACATATCTAACTTCCCTTCGGGAGTTAAATCCAGCATAATCCCTTGGCGAACTTTAATTGTGTCACGACCTAAGAGTTGTTTAACATCTTGATCTTCAATTACCCATACAACATCCAAAGCCAAACCGGATTTGGTTCCGTCTTTTGTCTGCCATGAGCGGGCATCAACTGTGTCAATAAAAGCTTGGTATTCACCAATAGGTACTGGGATTAATTTAGTATCGAGTGCGCCGGAAACTGATGCATCTAAAAATGATTGTGCGTCGAAGGACATGGTAAAACTCCTGAAAAGGCTGAAGACCGAAGGTTAAAGGAAAGTATAAAATGTATGGCTGAGGGCTGTAGTCAAGTTGTAGAGTGTTAGTAATGACGAAAGCTTCTGAGGACTGAGATTAAACCGCTAGTCCCCGACGCGGTGAGATTGTATAGTTACATGGGCGGTAGCAGTATGCAACAGATTTTTATTCAGTTATTGGTTTTGGTTGGTCGGGTAACTCCGCCGAATTACGGACGGGTAATTCGGCGGAGTTACTCTCAGTGGCAATTGCCCTGCACCTCCTTCATGCTATACCCCCACGTGATTTCCACTTACTAATAATCTTCCCAAAGTCCGCCGCCAGTCCTTGTGCAATAGGAAGATTCCGTGTCTTCACATCTGCCATCGTACTCCCCGTATCCCAACTGAACTTTGTACCTTCCCGCACAGTCAAGATAACATCAGAAAACATTGGGTTAAGCTTCGGGGCAAGGGCTTTCCCTAGTGCACTCACCATGATCTTCACGCCACCTAAGACCGCGTCAGTCTCCCGTTCCACATGAGCTATTAGCACGAAGTGACAGCGACAATTATCTGTCCACATACGGATGATCTTTTCTACTTGATCCTGAGCAATCCCCCAATCCATCTGAGATCGGACTGGCTTACCACCAACCACTAGGGACATTGCTGCTCTGGACAGCCCCGCCAGTCCATCCACGACAAAGGCTCGGTCTGGCCCCCAAGTGTCAACACAACCAAACTTCTGCCCTGTGCGATCATCTGGGAAATCATTCACGGCCATTATGAGCTTCAGAAACTGGTTGTGGTTA